GACACTTAATCAAGATGTTTGGGCAAAGGCAGTCACTGATGCACTTAAGAAAAGTATGGATCCAGCATTAGTTATTGTATTAGGCGAGGGTACAAAGAAGGTACGTCTGGCTATAATAGAGTTAGAACTACTAGAACAGTTAATAGAAGGAGAGTAAAAATGAGTGAAGTAGGACCACAACAAACAACTTTAGAAATGATTAATGGTTTGGCAGAAATTGCTGAGTTCATGGAAGATGAAGAACTTAATATTGCTCTAACAATGATTGCTAAGTTAATCATTAAACCAGATATTCCTATGCCAGTTGCAGCAATTGAAATTGTTAGACTTCAGGCTATTGCAGGGAAGTTAGCACTAAAGGCTACCTGGATGGCAAATGTTGATAAAAACAATAGAGCAAAGAAAAATATTTACTATACAGCAGCAGAAGCAGTAAACAACTTAGTATCAGCACTTAAATACATAATGCGATAACATGCTATACTTATATAAAACAAGGGGATATAATGACAAAAAGTTTATTACAGCAAGTTATGCTCAAAAGTGTTTCTAGAAAAAGCACAATCCTAGATGCAGATGCTTTGATCGAAAAGATTAAATCAGGATACGTTATAAATCGTGGTCCAAAGTTTCAGACTAAAAAAACATTTGCCCCATCAACAATTGCCTATAGCCATGGAGAATGTCCACGCTACTGGTATTTAGCATTTGATGGCGCTACGTTTGAAGATAATGCAGATGCTTATGGTGCAGCAAATATGACTGCTGGAACATTATCACATGGAAGAATTCAAGATGCAATGATGAATGCTGGAATTGCAAAGGTTTACCGTGATGATGATAATAACCCAACAACTGAATTTAAAATTAGATATGATGATCCACCAATCTTTGGATATGGTGATGCAATGCTTGAGTGGGAAGGCGAAGAGGTTGTTGGAGAAATTAAAACAATGCTTAACGAAGGGTTTGAATATCGTAAGAATTCAATGAAGCCTAAGTCTGGTCACCTTATTCAACTACTTATTTATATGAAAATTCTTGGTAAGAAAAAAGGTGTATTGATTTATGAAAACAAAAATAACCATGAACTTTTAGTTCTTCCAGTTGAAGTAGACGATTATTATCGTCAATGGATTGATGCAACTTTTCAATGGATGCGTGAAGTTCGAAAGGCTTGGGTAGATCGTACCCTTCCAACCAAAAACTATCGTGCAAATTCTAAAATATGTAAGACATGCCCAATCAAGGCAGCCTGCGACGAAGCGGGTACTGGAGTTCTTAAGATTAAATCTATGGAGGGGCTGATTGAAACTTTGTGACAGATGTGATACATATTTTGAACCTAAAGTAAGTTATCAAATTTACTGTAGCATTGAATGTAGAGATGCTGCAACTAAAGATAAAATTACCGAAAGGTATCAAATTACACGCCGTCAAAAAAGAAAAGGAAAGGCAAGACGTTGCTTGGGTGGATGTAACACACAACTATCAATCTATAACGACTCTGGATTTTGTGCAAATTGTAATGTTAGTGAAAAACAAGTAGCAAGAATGTTAAAAGAATTAAAGGGGTTTATTGAATATGAGCAAGAATAAGTGGGGTATAGAGGTTCAACCAGAACGTATATGTGCCATTGACGCTAGCACTAATAGTCTTGCGTTTGCAGTATTTCACGGTAAAAAATTAAAAGAAATAGGTAAGATAAATTTTGAAGGTCAAGATATTTATCAAAAGGTTGGTGATGCAGCAAGAAAAACACTTGCATATTTTGATGCAGTAATAGATGCTGAAGCAATAATTATTGAGCATACAGTGTTTATGAATAGTCCAAAGACTGCTGCAGATCTTGCTCTTGTACAAGGAGCATTATTAGGTGCAGCCGCTATGTGTGGAATAACTACAGTAGGAAAAGTATCACCAATAACTTGGCAAAACTATTTAGGTAACAAAAAATTAAGTAAAGATGAGCAATTTTTTCTTAGATCTAAAAATCCTGGAAAATCAGAATCATGGTATAAAACTTATGAAAGACAGTTTAGAAAAGAAAGGACAATGAAACTAATTGAAATCAACTATGATAAAACTATTAACGATAATGACGTTGCTGACGCTTGTGGTATCGGTCATTGGGCTATTAATAATTGGGATAAAGCAATAGGAGTTGAAAAATAATGCCAGAGTTAAATGCAAACATACCACCAATTGAATGTTACGTTCGTGGTAATTTTTTAAGAGACCAAGAAGATAGTCATGATAAATATTTTCCATGTGTAATCTTTGGTGTATCAAGTATTAAAAGTAGAAGTCCGTTATTTCATTTTTTAATGGAAGATGGAGGTATCTGGTGGAGAATGCCAATTAATGCATTTTGTACAAAACCAGGAGTTCCAGAAGAGCCAATATACAATCTTGTACTTTGGAATTCTTTTAGTCCACATATAGCAGTTACTAAATTTGAAAATTTAAGTAATATGAGAATGTCTTACATAGATAGAAATAAAAATAACGTTGGCGGAAAATACTTGTTTACTTTAGATTGGCACAATCCAGAAAGCAATATTTTAGATGATGGGTACTCAGAAAATCCTGGACAACATAAGTGTGGTCATGTTATTCAAAGAGATGATGGAAATTTTGCGGTACAGCCTAATAACCGTATTAGATTAAAAGAACCATCATTTGTAACTAAAAAGGATCTAGTTATCCAAAGACTCATTAATACAAACAAGTGGGACGTTGAAAGTTATGACAAATGGGTTTTAGAAGACTCAAATGCGTATGATTATGATATTTCTGATGCAGAAGTTGACAAATAATACTATGCCTGGTAAACTATATACATCAGAGGTTTGGCTACGTAAGAGATATCTTATGGATAAAAAATCTCCAGAAGAGATTGCAAAGGAGTGCGGAGCCAGTGTTGAGACTATTTACGTATACCTTGCTAAATTTGGATTAAGGAAGTCACGAAGATGAATAAGGCACAAAAGATTTTGATTGGTCTTGGCATTGCTAGTGCAGTCGGAATAACTTATGTTGTCACGGCACTTAGGAGTTTGCCAGAAGCATTTGATTGGGAGGAGGATGATGATGAGTGATAATTTAAAAATTACGGTTGATCAGGTTAATCATCCACAGCATTACACAACTCATCCTAGTGGCATTGAAGCAATTCAGATTACAAGACATATGAATTTTAATTTGGGAAATGCCATTAAATATATTTGGAGAGCAGGAATCAAAGATGAATCTAAAACTATTCAAGACCTTGAGAAGGCTATCTTTTATATCAAAGATGAAATTAATAAACTAGAAGGTAAATCTAGTGTCAAGTGAAATAGAACTAGTAGAACATCTTGATGAAGTTAATAAGGTTGTAACTGAATATCTTAAGGGTCAAGATCCAACTAAAATTTCTAAAGACTTGGACATGCCAAGAACTCGTGTTGTTGCATTAATTAATGAGTGGAAGGTGATGGCTTCTGCCAATGATGCTATTCGTGCTCGTGCAAAAGAAGCACTTGCTGGAGCAGATACACACTACAGTAAACTTATTACAAAGGCTTATGAAGTTATTGACGAATCAAGTTTAACCAATAACCTTGGTGCAAAAACACAAGCAATTAAGTTAGTAATGGATATTGAAAAATCAAGAATTGAAATGCTTCAAAAAGCAGGTCTTCTTGAGAACAAAGAACTTGCAGAAGAAATGGTTGAAATTGAAAGAAAACAAGAAGTTCTTATTGGAATTCTCAGAGATGTTGCCTCTGAGCATCCAGAAATACGTGATTTAATTATGCACAGGCTTTCATCTATTGCAAAAGAAGGCGAAGTGATTACAATTGTCCACGATGTTCAATGATTTTCTTGAAGTTTTAAAAGAGAATCACTTTGTTGAAAAACCAGTAGATGTAAAAACATTTGTGCAGTCTCCAGACTATTTAGGTCAACCACTTTTGTCAGACATTCAGTATGAAATAGTAGAGGCTATGAGCCAAATTTATCGTAAAGAAGATTTAATTGAGTTAATGGGGCAGGCAGAAGGGTTGAATCATTTTAATAAATATACTAAAAATGAATTAATACTCCAACTTGGCAAGGGATCTGGAAAAGACTTTATCTCAACAGTAGCATGTGCATACGTAGTATATAAATTGCTATGCCTTAAAGATCCAGCAACATATTTCGGTAAACCTCCTGGCGATGCTATTGATATTATTAACGTTGCTGTTAACGCC